CTAGTGACCCTACAGTGGCACGATTCTATAGCCCACTAGAGAGTGCTATTGACGAAGCGCCTATCGGTAAAGAAGGTACACGTGGTGAGAACATCGAAGCGTTTGTACGTAAACGTGCACCTAAAGTCACACAAGGTGAGATGGAGTATCGTGGGTTAGGACTAGAGCCTGGTGAGTTATACACAGCTGAGAGTGCTAAAGAAGGTCTAGGTGGGTTAGAGGTTAAGGCCACTAAAGTCACTCCTATTAAATACAAAACAACACAAAGACAGAGTTTTTTAGAAGATAAAGAAACAGACTACGTTGAGCTTAGTATTGAATCAGAAGATGATTTAGGCTTATTTACCCACTTTGGCCCTTCTAATCTTGCACATACAAGGTACAGCGTTAGAGGTATTGAACAACCAGCCTTAAAAACTTATCCTCAGTTTAGTGAAGAGGCACTAGAAGTCGCTAAGAAACAAAACGACAAGTCAAGAGAGATAGTCGTTGATATGCCTATTAAGCATTTCTTAAAGGCAGCTGAAGATGGAATTGAAATAAGAAAACTAAAAAACACTGTAGAGTTGGCTGAGAAAGGAACTAAGTTTGACTCTATTCCTTCTTTAACCTTTAAGAATAACGGTGACGGTACAGCAAAAGTAACAGGTCACGATGGTAGGCATAGAGCTTGGGCCTTAAAGAAAATAGGGGTTCAAACTATGCCTGTTAGATTAGTAAGTCAAGGAGGTGACGGACCTGCTATTCGTTGGGGCCAACAAAATGACCCTACTAGTTTTGATTATGTAGATAAGCTTCCTTCTTACCTAATTCAAGAAAAGGGTGAAATTAGCGTCCCTATGCCTAAAATGGCACATCCTACAGTCATAAGAGGGTCAAGGAAACCTTACATCTTAATTGAAGAACTTCAGTCGGACCCTCTACAGAATGTTGTAGACGATTTACCTAAATTTAAGAAGAAACAAAGAAAGACCTTAGATACAGATTTAAACCGTCTTTATAGAGAGGCTGAATACTTAATTGAGACTGAAGGTAGTGGTTTTCCTGATAAACCTATTAAAGAACTAAAAAGTTACATTGAAGACGTAGTTATACCTACAAGACTTAATAAAAAATTAAGCAGAGAAGATCGCATTGATGTATTTAAGAAAGCCGCTAAAGAGCGTGGTGTAAAAGAGGAATACTTATTTGGAGATACAGGTAGTATTTCAAGAGTAGCAGGGGCTTTGTTAAGAAAAGAGTATGATGGTAGTGACTATGAGATAGACGCTATAAGTGATGCTATGTACAACAGTGTAGAAACTTACTTAGGTAGCCTTACTACAGCTATAACTAAAAAAGACTTGCCTATACAAAAACTAACCGATACAGTACGTCTATCTTTACAGGCTATTATAGCGGACGCTAAAGCAAAAGGTATAGATGAAATTGTATTACCTCCTGTAGAGCAGCTTGCAGAGAAACGTTTTAGAGCAGATGAGGTATCCGAAAAAATCTCTAAAGGTTCTGCTTTCTATAATACATATGTAACTGCTTACAATAAAGCACTTAAACAGTTAAAAGCTGAGCTAGGTAATCAAGTAGAGATAGGTAAGAAAAAACTTGTTTATAGAGATGTAAGTAACCCAGACTATGATTATAATAATCAGTTAAATAAAACAGTTGAAGGTACACTCCTAGACATTTCTAACTTGACTATTGATCCAACAAATATTAAACTACGCTTCAACAAAGGTGGATTAGTAGAGAGACCAACTAAATGAGTTTAGGCGCACTAAAGAAAATAACAAACGACAAGCCTCTATGGGATGCTTATGTAGAGTACCTAGATAGTAAGATTGGTGCAGCGCATGTCCGTATAGAGCAAAGCAATGACGCAGAGGCAATGTATCGCATACAAGGTGAGATAGCTGCACTACGTAGACTAAAACTTATGAGGGAAGAAGTTAATGGACACAGCTAAGCAGATGGAAATGGCGTTTATGATGGAGGAAGGTGGTCTCACTGATGATGGGGCTACTGTAGATCCTGTAAGCGGAAACGAAGTACCTCCTGGGTCATTAGCTGAAGAAGTGCGTGACGATATCCCAGCGCAACTTAGTGAAGGTGAATACGTTGTACCTGCTGATGTAGTACGCTTCTATGGTGTAAAGTTCTTTGAGGACTTGCGTGAGGAAGCTAAACGTGGTATGATGGAGATGGAAGCTAACGGACGTATCGGTGGTGAGCCTGTCGAAATGTCTGAAGGAGATGTCGGTGACTTAACCCCTGAAGAAGTCGCCGCATTAGAGCAAGTAACGGGTATGGCTATGGGCGGTTCTGTTCAAGCTGACCCTTACTTGCAGCCTGCTCCTCAAGCTGTAGGCAATACTGTAGGTTACGCTGAAGGCGGTACTGTAGATCCTAACGCTCCTCAGTTTACACAAGCTACAGGAATGTCTTTTGCTCCTGGCTTCTTAGCGCAAACAACGGCTCCTACTCCAGGTATCACAGTTGTGACTCTGTATGGGCCTAACGGAGAAGTACGTACACTGAGCTTACCAGCACAACAAACTGAGTATGACACTCTTATACAGCAAGGCTACACACAAACACCAGTAGCTACAACTACAGCTACAACAGTGGGTGCACCTTCTTCAGGTGTGGCACCAAGTGTTGCTCCAGCAGTGACCTCTGGTGAAAGCGGTTATTCCAGACGCTTAGATGACATTGGACAGCAATCACAGGCACTTGCTCCTGCCCCTATTGAAGTATCAAAAATTAAGAGTGAAGACTTAGAGAAGACAGCTAGAGGTCTATCTACAATGGCTAACATAGCAGCAGGTCTAGCAGGTGCTATTGGTGCTCCTATATCTGCCTTAGTTAACACAGGTGCAGTAGCACGTTATAACGATATTGTTGAGCGTATGGAGTCTGAAGGTATTAAAACAGATCTTGAGCGTAGAGGTAGTATCTTTGGTGGCGAGGCTACCTTGTATGGTGGCTTGAGAGACTTTAGCGATCAAGTTGAAGGTAACAAAAAAGGCACAGACTTTGGTGACACTTGGTTAGGTGATCTATTAGGATTTGATGGTCAGTCGGGTATTCAAGCTAAAGATGATGAAGGTAACCTATTAACTCTCAAACGTTCTTGGGCAGGTGACCGCCGTGATCAAGAATATAAAGCACCTGAAGAAACTGAAACAGCTGAAGCACCAGCGGTAGAAGAAGAACCAAAGAACGCTGCTCTAGAGGCAGTAAAAGCGAGAGGTATTGGTGCAAGCAGAAGTGAACAAGCTCGTTTGAATGCTATTGCTTCACAAGCTAGAGCAGTAGCGCCTAAAGATTTGGTTACAGCTTATCGTAAAGCAGGTTCTGCTCTTCCACCAGAAATGCAAAAAGCCGTTGACGAAGCAAACGCTGCTGGCTTAGGCTGGATGTACACATAACAACTCTCAATCCATATAACAATAAGGCCACCCAGCGCATGAAGCTGGCCCCAACATAAGGAGAATACAATGGCTGAAGTAGAACAACTAGAGGTGAACTCACCTGCACATCAACGTAACGCTGCACGTATTAGTCGTGACGAACAAGAGTTACAAGAACTAATGAAACAAGCTGGGATGGCTAAAGAAGATGAACCGCCCGAAGAAAAACAAACTACTGAAGCTGAACCCCGTAGCGAAGAGCCTGTCTCAGAACCAGTACAGGCAGAGAGTAGTACCAAACAAGAAGAAGCAAGCAAAGCTGAAGCATCCCAAGAAGGAGATGATGCTGAGCTAAGCGCAGAAGAGAAGAACTTCAAGAAGCGCTATGGTGATCTTCGTCGTCACGTTCAAGAGAAAGAACAAGAGTGGAAAGTTAAGTTTGAGAAGCTACAGTCTCAACTAGACAAAGCCACTAAGAACGAGTTGGTACTACCTAAGACTACTGAAGAGATCGAAGCTTGGGCAAGTAAGTACCCTGACGTAGCTGGTATCGTAGAAGCTATCGCTGATCGTAAAGCTGAAGAACGTGCATCAGATATTGATAAGCGTTTGAAGGAAATCGAAGAGCTACGTGTAGATGCTAAACGTCAACGTGCAGAAGCAGAGCTACTACAGATGCATCCAGACTTTGAAGAGATTCGTGCTGATGATGCTTTCCATACGTGGGCAGAGTCACAGCCGAAAGTAATTCAAGATGCTTTATACGAGAACGCAGAAGACGCAAAGTCAGTCGGACGTGTTATTGATATGTATAAAGTAGATAAAGGCATCAAAGACTCTCGTCCTGTGAATAACGACAAGGATGCTGCATCTTCAGTTCGTACTAAACGTAACACACAAGTTCAACAAGATGATGCATCGAACTACTTACGTGAATCACAGATAGCTAAGATGTCTATCAAAGAATATGAGAAGCGCCAAGAGGAAATCCTTGATGCGCAACGCTCAGGTAAATTTATTTATGATATGACAAAGTAATGCTTGACATTCTTGTTCACATAAGTAAAACTATAGTATATACACAAAAAACAGTGTGTATGCTTTAATTAGCACTAGCCACACAAAGAACTACCCAAACATATAGGCCCAGCGCTCTAAAAAGATAGGCCAATCTGATTGAGCTACGCTGACTACCCTAGAATGAATGGCCTCTTTAGTGGATATGTAGTGTAACAATATCACGCCATATCTATAAGGAGAATTAACTATGGCTATTACTTCCGCATCGGGTGGATTTACAGGAACCAACTGGTCTCCTATTATCTACTCCAAACAGGCACAGATTGCTCTACGTAAATCTGCTGTCACAAACGCAATCACAAACAACTCTTACTTCGGTGAGATCGCCAACCAAGGTGATGTGGTTCGCATTCAAAAAGAGCCAGATGTAACTGTTAACGCACTAGAGCGTCACACAGGTATTTCTGTAGAGAAGCTTGCAAACGAAGACTTCTCACTGACAATCGACAAAGCTAACTACTTCGCATTCAAAATGGATGACATCGAAGATCAGTTCGCAAACGTTGATTATGTATCACTTGCTGCTGACCGTGCTGCTTATAAAATGGCAGACGCTATGGACACAGACGTGATGCAGTACTTGTCAGGCCACACATCAGCAGGTGAGTATTCAACTGCAACATCTGGTGATGCACAGCATGACACTCCAGCTAACCTAACAGGCGAGTTCCTAACAGCGAACCACCTAGACGCAACTGATTTCTCAAACTTGACTATCTCTGCTACAGCGACAGCAGGTGACTCAGTTCCTCTAGCACCACGTCTACCAGGCGCAACTGCATTGTCAGCAACAACTGTATCTCCTCTAACAGTCGTAGCTCGTATGGCTCGTAAGATGGACACAGAGAATGTTGACTCACGTGGACGTTGGATCGTTGTTGACCCAGTATTCATTGAAATGCTAAAAGATGAAGATTCACGTCTTCTAAATGCAGACTTCGGTGGATCAGGCTTGATGAATGGTTTGGTTATGAACAACCTACACGGCTTCCGTGTTTATGTTTCAAACAACCTACCAGCAAAAGGCACTGGCGCAGGTACTTCTGGTACTACAGCACAGAACGACAACTACGGTGTTATCGTTGCAGGTCAGGAAGAAGCAGTAGCTTCAGCGGAACAGATCAACAAAGTTGAGAACTACCGTGACCCTGATTCATTCGCAGACATCGTTCGTGGTATGCACTTGTATGGACGTAAGATTCTACGCCCAGAAGCGCTTATCACAACACGTTACAACGCTGCGTAGTAAGTGACACAATCTGTAGGGCTGGCTACATGCTGGCCCTATAGTACTTCTAATAGTAGGATAACTCTATGGCTACTTACATTTCACTAGTAAATGAGCTACTGCGTAGACTTAACGAGGTCACACTTGACATTGCTGGTGATGGCTTTGACTCAGTGCGTAACGTTCAAGCACTAGCTAAGGATGCAGTAAACAGTAGCGTTAGACTTATTCTGCAGGACGGTCAAGAATGGCCTTTCCTTAAAACTACATATACACAGACTCTTACAGTAGGTACACGTGAGTATAGCTTTCCCTCAGACTACTCAAGTGCAGACTGGGACACATTCTATCTTAAGAAGTTAAGCTCTGTAGGCAATAGCCCAATGAACTTGAGAGCTATGTCTTATGAGGAATACATTCAAAGCTTCCGTGCAGCTGATGATGAAGGTGACACAGTAAACGGCGATGGTGCTCCTGTACGTATTTATCAAACTCTAGGTGAGTCTTTTGGTGTTACACCTACACCTAATGCTGCGTATGAAATCGAGTACACTTACTGGTCTTACCCTGCAGATCTAAGCTTGTATGATGATGTGTGTATTATACCTGATCGCTTCAAGCATGTAGTTGTTGATGGTGCAATGATGTTTATGATGCGCTTCCGTAGTAATGAACAAAGTGCCGCTATGCATCAAAAGAACTTTGAAGACGGTATTAAGTCTATGCGTCGAGTATTGATGGATGATCCGCTGTCTGTGCGCTCTACTGTAGTTTCACGGTCAAGAACAAGCTCTTTTAATGGCGGTGTCTAATGGCTGACAATCTAGCCTCATTTAAAGTATTCTGCCAAGGTGGTCTTAACACTAGTCGTGATGTGTTATCACAAGGTGAGACTCAGCCTGGTTCAGCTATCTCTTTGATTAACTATGAGCCTGCTGTTACTGGTGGTTACAGAAAGATCAATGGCTTTAGTAACGACTACGGTACAGTATCAGGTACAGGTAATGTCTTAGGTGTATGTGTAGCTAATGGTATTAACGATGGCATTCTAGCTTGCCGTACACCTTCTAGTGGTTCTAACTATTTACATTACTGGGATACAGCTACTGAAGCTTGGGTTGCAGTAACTACTTCTGGTTCACCTACAATGACTGGTGTGACAAAGGTACGTTTTACTAAGTACAACTGGGGTAGTTCTAAGATACTTCTTACTGATGCTATCAACCCTGCAGCTACATATGATGGTACAACTTATACTCAGATTACACACGCAGATGCACCCAGCGCACCTAAGTTCTCACACGTATATAAAAACCATATGTTCTTAGCAGGTGATCCTAGTGAGAACACGAATCTTTATTTTAGTGCACCTTACGATGAGACTAGCTTTGCTCCTGCTGATGGTGCTGGTGTTATTAACGTAGGCTTTCCTGTTGTAGCTATCAAATCTTTCCGTGATGTGTTGTATATCTTTGGTACTAACAATATCCGTAAGCTTGTTGGCGATAACATCTCTAACTTTGTACTACAAGAAGTTACAGATGATCTAGGGTGTATGGCTTCAGATAGTGTAATTGAGATAGGTGGTGACCTACTCTTTTTATCACAAGATGGTCTACGTCCTATCAGTGGTACAGATAAGATTGGTGACGTTAACCTAGAGACAGTATCAAAAGACATTCAGTCTATCTTTACTGACATTGTGTTTGATATTGACCTAGAAAGTCTTAACGCAGTAGTCATTAGGCAGAAAACACAGTTCCGTTATTTCTTTGGTGCAGCAGACTCTCAAGGTATTATTGGTGGGTTTAGACAGACACCTAACGGACTACAGTTTGAATATAGCCAGATGCTAGGTATTACAGCTACTTGTGCTGACAGTGGTTATATAGGACAAAACGAATTTATTATACACGGTGATTCCACAGGTAAAGTTCATAGGCAAGAACGTGGCAATGACTTTGATGGTACAGACATATTCTCTGTATTTCAAACGCCATTCTTTCATATGCAAGACCCAGAACAACGTAAAGTGTTCTACACTGTAGCTACATACTTACGTGCTGAAGGTGACAACGAAATCGTTATGTCTGCTCTGTACGACTACGAAGACATTGACACACTAAGTCCGACAAACTTTACACTAACAACAACAGGTGCTGCAGCATACTATAATGAAGCTATATACAATAGCACAGCAATCTTTGATGGTAACCCTGCTCCAGTTAAGCGAACAAACATTTCAGGTTCAGGTAAATCAGCATCATTCAAATTCGTAACTAATGATTCCAATGCATCACACAGTATTCAGGGTCTAGTGATTACATTCGGGGTAGGAGACAGGTTATAAAATGGCAGGTTATACAAGACAGTCCGTAGCTGACATTATCGCTAATGCGGTTATTAAAGCTGCACCAGTAAACGCAGAGTATAATGCAATACGGGATGCCTTTGCTTTCGTAGGTGGACACAAACACGATGGTAGCTCTACTGAAGGTGCTTACGTACCTTTGATTGCTGACGTTGATGCATTAAACAAAGTTGTAGTAGATACAACTAACAACCGTGTAAGTTTTTATTCTGAAGTAAGTGGTGCTGCAGTTGAGCAAGTCCGCATTCAAGACGGTGCTATTGTTCCTGTAACGGATGATGATGTAGACCTTGGTGCTGTAGGTGCTGAGTTTAAAGACTTGTACGTAGATGGTGTAGGCTACATTGATGCTATTGTAGGTACGCTTACAGGTAATGTGACAGGTGACTTAACTGGTAACGTAACAGGAGATGTCACTGGTGACCTTACAGGTAATGTTACTTCGTCAGGCACATCTACCTTTACAACTATTGACGTAAACGGTGGTAACATTGACGGTGCAGCTATCGGTGCAACTACTCCCGCTGCAGGTGACTTTACTACAGTAGATGCTACAGGCAATGCCACAGTAGGGGGTACACTTGGTGTAACAGGTGCAGCTACATTGTCTAGTACATTGGCAGTCACAGGAACGTCTACATTTACAGGAGAAGTTACTGCTGCTGATCTAACTGCTACAGGTACAACTACTGTAACAACTGCAGACATTAATGGTGGTAACATAGATGGTACAGTTATTGGTGCTAGTAGTGCTGCTGCAGGTAGCTTTACTACTGTATCGACATCTGGACAGGCTACCTTGGCGACTGTTGATATTAATGGTGGGGCTATTGATGGTACTATTATTGGTGCAACAAGTCCAGCAGCTATCACAGGCACGACAGTTACAGCAACTTCTTTTGTCGGGCCAGTCACAGGTAACATCACAGGAAACGTTACAGGCAACGTAACTGGTGATCTGACAGGTGATGTAACAGGTAACGTTACTGCTTCAAGTGGTTCATCTACATTTAACGATGTGACTATCAACGGCACATTGAACATGGATGCAGCTACTACTGCTACCATCACTAACCTAAGTACTCCTGTAAACACAGGTGATGCCGCAAGTAAAGGGTATGTAGACACACAAGTAGCTAACCTCGTAGACTCAGCCCCAGGTACACTAGATACACTAAACGAACTAGCTGCTGCTCTAG